GGCGATGGTCTGATCCCTCATATCGCCCATTGTATGTCCAAAGGAGACTGACATGGCTATTACAGGCGCACAACTTCAAACCGCATTGGGTTCTGGTTCAAACGATGCCAAGGTCACGCAGGAATTCGGCGTTACCGGCACCCAGCAAAACTGGTACGTCGAAGGCAACCTTGACGCACCTGGTCGTGCCAAGCTTATCGCCACAACTGCCGCCGATAACGCAGCCACACAAGCTGCCGCCGTCCTTACCGCCCTCGCCGCAATCTAAGGAGCCACACACATGTCCGTCGGAGAAGTATCGAACCGCGAAGAACGCCCTGCCTACGTCCGATTTGAGCGTCGGCCCGTTGAAGACAAGCAAGCCAGCCTGAACGAAGGTCGGTATGTTGCAAAGGATGTCGATTTCGCATTGGTAACGCCGCCGTACTCCAAGGACTGTGTTGAGCAGAAAGTCACCCGCTGGTTGGAAGACTTGGATCGCGGAGTCCGTGACGGTCGAATCCCGCAGAAATGGGCTGATCTGTGGCGTGACGGGTACAAGAAGTGGCAGAACGGGCAGGAGATGCCACTGCATGGTACGCCGATCCTCGGATGGGGTGTAGTGTCTCCGGCACAGCAGAAGATGCTCATTGCCATCAACTGCCTGACCGTGGAAGACCTCGCGCAAGTCAACGACGAGGGTATGAAACGAATCGGCATGGGCGCTCTGGAACTCCGCAACAAGGCGAAGAACTGGCTGAACTCCGTCAAGGATCACGGTGGTCTGACTATCCAGATGACCGCTCTGGAGCAAGAGAACGCCGGCCTCAAGGCTTCACTTGAAGGACTGAAGGCTCAAGTCGAGGCTCTGAAGGGTATGATCCCGCAGCAGCCGCAGATGATGCAGCAGCCTTACGTCGAGCAGGGTATCAGCGCATCCGACCTGTTGGAAGATGAGCCACAGGCCAGTGAGCCACCGAAGCGCCGTGGTCGGCCTCCGCGAGTGGAACAGACTGCTGAGATTTGAAGGAGTAAGCCATGACAATGTTGACAACGATCCAGCGATTCTGCGGGAGAACCGGCCTGACGGTTCCAGCAACTGTCTATGGCACTACTGACCCTCAGATTAGGCAGATTCTCGCCATGCTGGAGGAAGAAGGCGACGATCTGTCGAAGCGTGGTGATTGGCAGGAAATCACGTTTGAGGCGACTCTCACCACACTGGCGCAGGAAGATCAAGGTGCAATCAGCACGATTGCCAGTAATGGTTTCAACTACATCAAGAACGGCACGATTTGGGACAGGGACTTGCGGCTCCCGGTCTATGTGATTGATGGGCAGAACTGGCAGGCAGCAAAGGCTATGAACCTGACCGGCCCCCGCTATCAGGCTCGTATCCGTGGCGGTAAGTTGATCTCGAATCCCGTTCCGACTGCCGGCCACACATGGGCTTTCGAGTACATCTCAAAGAACTGGATTCTTGGCGTTGATGGTACGACCTACAAGCAGTATTTCACGCTCGACACCGACACCATCCTGCTGCCAGAGTCCATCGTCCTGATGGGCCTGCGGTGGCGCTGGAAGAAGGAAAAGGGACTTTCATACGACGAGGATTTCAGAACGTATGAGATGCAAGTCCAAGACGCATTGAGCAGAGATGGGATGAAACAAACCCTAAACATGGGCAACGAAAATAGTGTTGTCTCACCAGGAGTTGTCGTTCCTTTGGGGTCGTGGATCACTCCATGAGCAAGCAGAAATCGACATCGTTGTTTTGCCATGCGCCGATTGATGTTAGGTTGTGGCGTAGGGTAAATAAGAACGGCCCAACATTGCCGCACATGGATTCCGCGTGCTGGATGTGGACGGGACACGTTATTGCTGACGGATATGGTCACATCAAACGTGGTAAGACAATGGTTTTGACGCACAGGCTTTCGTGGGAACTTACATTTGGCGAAATCAATGATGGGCTTCTTGTTTTGCACAAGTGCGACAATCCTGCTTGCGTAAATCCTTCGCACCTGTTTTTGGGTACTGATGCGGATAACGCCAGAGACAGAGACTCAAAAGGCAGACTAGGTAATAGAACTGGCGCTGCAAACGGGAACGCAAAGATTACCGAAGACATTGTTATTCAGATTAGAAGTAGCACCACGCCTACAAAAGAACTAGCAAAAGCGTACAACGTGTCAATACCGCTCATCCAGAAGATACGCAGTAAATCTCTTTGGAGGCATGTTCCATGACCGAACGGATATACGGCGACCAGAACTTCCGCTTCTCGGAAACGAGTGAAGCCGTATTCGTTACTCAGATCGGCGCTGACGGGGCGACTGAGTCATCTTCATCAAACCCATTTCCGGTAAAGATGGAAGGTGGAACCCTCGGTACGGGTGATCTGACTGAGGACGCATGGGGTGTCCAGAAGATGTCCCTGCCCTACAGCTTGTTCCACGGACTATTCACGTTCGACATCCCGGACAAGATGTGGTTCATCTACGAGGGTGCGACTGCTGCTCCCGCATGGCCGGTTCAGGTCTATACCTCGACAGCGATCGTTTCGACCAACGGTGCTGCGGTACTGACAACTGCTGCTGGCAAGACCAATCTGGTTCTTGAGTCGCGCCTCTGTCCTCCGTACCAACCCAACCGTGGGCAATTGTTCTCAACGGCGCTGTGGTGTCCGAGCAAGACTGCTGCTGGTGGCAATCGGGAGTGGGGCGTACAGACCTCAGATTCCGGTGTGTTCTTCCGCCTCAAGGCTGATGGATTGCTCTACGCAGTGCAGCGATCCCTGACTGCCGAGACAAAAGAAGAAGTCATCACGACCACCGGGGTGTCTGGGTTTGACGTACAGAAGGGCAACATCTACGACATCCAGTATCAGTGGCGAGGTGTGGGGAACTACAAGTTCTTCATCAACAATGTGCTGGTGCATACGTTCAGCAACCTCGGGACTTTGACCGCGTTGAGCATGAGCAATCCGTCCCTGCCGATGGTGTTCAAAGCCTCGACCACCTCTGCCCATGTCGCCATGCACATTGGTTGTGCTGACTTGTCCAGCGAGAATGGACGGGAGCCGCAGGAAGAGGGTCAGTCGGCATACTCGCAAGCAGTTGCTACCAACGGGGCAGACAAGCCGGTGCTGGTCATCTTAAACCCGCTGACGATCAACGGCAAGGTCAATACCCGCACCGCTCATATCCATTCGATAAGCCTTCGCAACACGAAGAAGTGTATCTTCAAGTTGTGGAAGACACGTAACCCTGCCGACATCACTGGTGAGACTCTGGTTGCAGGATACGGCGGGAAACACACCTATGTTCAGTCAGACTCTACCGACATGAATGCCGGGGCAGTCCTGGCAACCGCTGTCACCGTAGCGAATCTGGAGTTCCTCGACGTATTCCCGGTGGAGGTATCCGTCCCCTTCGATCATATGTTCCCCAGTGGCCACATGTCGTTCAATATCGTCCGGGGCGATTACATCGTGGTGACGAACGACTCCAACAACGGGGTGAGCGAGTGTGTAATTCGATGGGGCGAGGAGATCTGATATGTCATTGATTAACAACGACTTAAAGACTTGCAAGATATGAGAACTCCACTCAGAGCCAAAGGCTCCCCCCGTCAGAAGGTCAGCCGTTCCATGTCCTATGCTGCACCAACGGCAGGATGGAATGCTAGGGACTCGCTTGCGGCGATGAAACCGAATCACGCTATCGTCCTGAGCAACTGGTTCCCGCGCACATCGTACTGCGAGATCCGTGGCGGCTATTCCAGCCACGCCACAGGAACCACGGGGGCGGTCAAGACGCTTGCCGTGTTCAACGGTGCAAGCGGGACGAGCAAGATGTTCGCTGCTACACCATCTGGCGTTTATGATGTATCCAGTGCAGGGGCAGTCGCAGCGTCTGTCGCAGCAAGAACCGATGGCAAGCACCAATGCGTTAACTTCGCTGACGGAACCAATCAGTACCTGATGATGTTCAATGGCGTCGACAAGCCGCTGTATTACGATGGCAGCGCGTGGGTTGCCGTCGATGGAACGACATCCCCTGCACTTACAGGGCTGACCACTACAAGCATCTTTTCGGCTTTTGTGTTCAAGGGCCGACTTATCTGCCTTGAGAAGTCTTCCCTGTCCTTCTGGTATCTTCCCTCCGGTGTTGCTGGCGGGGCGCTGACCGAGTTCATCCTTGGTGGTGTTGCCAAGAAGGGGGGATACTTGGTAGCCGCTGCCACATGGACAATCGACGCTGGCGACGGTGCTGACGATAAGGCCGTGTTTGTGACCTCTGAAGGCGAAGTATTGGTCTATCAAGGCACGAACCCATCCAGTGCAACTGCATGGGCGCTGGTGGGCGTATATGACCTCGGAGAGCCATTGGGGAGGCGTTGTCTGACCCGTTTCGGTGGAGATTTGGTAATCATCACCCAGAACGGCGCTTTCCCGCTGTCGGCAGCACTCCAGACGGCAACCATTGACAACCGACTTGCCATTACTAACATCATCGAAGACGCCTTCGCTGACGCTGCCAGGTCTTACGGTGCGAACTTTGGATGGGAAGCCACGCTGTACCCGGCCCAAGGTGCGCTGATCGTCAATGTACCGATTACCGAAGGCGGAACCCATGAGCAGTATGTGATGAATACCATCACGAAATCGTGGTGCAAATTCACTTCATGGAACGCTGAAACTTTCGTTGTGTTCAACGGGGAGTTGTACTTTGCAACGTCGACTACCGTACAGAGGGCATGGACAGGCACCATCGACGGTGTTAACAATATCGTTGCCTACGGGAAGACTGCGTTCTCATACTTTGGTGATATGGGTTCGCAGAAGCGGTACAACATGTTCAGACCTGTGCTAGCCGTGAATGGAAACCTGTCATTCCTGACTGACATTGATGTTGATTTCAATGACACCGAAATAGCTGGAACAGCAAACTACTCGGTAATATCTGGTGCATCTTGGGATGTCGGGAATTGGGATGTCGCTTATTGGGCCGCAGGCATGGAGGTAATCAAGGAATGGACTTCGCCCGACGAGGATATGGGCTATTGCGCTTCCGGTAAGGTCAAGATTGAAACCAACAACCTTGTCGTGCAATGGTTGGCTAACGACTACATCTTCGAGGTCGGAAACTCACTGTGAGCGTAGCCTACGATATTGAGCCTCTATCCGGATGCTGGCCTGAGATTGAAGCCATTGGCCGCGCACATTGGCAGGAAACGATGGAGTATTACCGTGGGAAGCAACCCTACGCTCCATCCTATGACCGATACAACCAGTACGACAAACTTGGTTGGCTTATCACTTTCACGGCGCGTGACTCAGATACCGGGCAGATGGTTGGCTACAGCTTGATGTATCTGGTGCCGTCGATGCATACCCAGACCACAATCGCCACAGAAGACACGATATTCCTGCTTCCTGAGTACCGGCGCGGTAGGAATGGCTTGCGGTTTCACCAGTTCATCGAAGCAGAGTTGCGAGAGCGTGGGGCGCGGGAGATCGTGGTTACAGCAAAGCCGGGATCTGCCGCTTGCCGATTGCTTGAGCATATTGGATTCAGCGTCATCAATCACCAATACAGCAAACACCTTGATGCGGCAGAGGCTTTACAAGCCGCATGAATTAACATATATTGCGCGTAGGGGCCGACAGTCCTGATAGCGAAACCCGTTAGGAGACTGTCCCATGTGTTCACCATCAGCACCCGCCCCACCAGACTACGCCAGCGCCGCCGCAGCCCAAGGTGTGGCAAATAAAGAAGCCGCAACTGCTTCTTCGCGCCTCAACAACCCGAACGTAGTCAATCCATACGGCACCCAGACATGGACTGAGGGCGCTACGGCTGAAGACCGTCCCACGATGACGCAGACGTTCAGCCCTGAGCAACAGGCGCTGTATGAATCGTCCATGCAGACTAAGGGTTTGCTCGGTGACTTGGGTACGCAAGGTGCTGAATCGCTCAAGGGTATCATCGGCACCCAACTTGACCTGAGTGGCGCACCGGCTGCACCAGGCTCTGCGGAACAGACTCGCCAGAACACCTTTGACGCGATGATGTCGCGGGTCAATGAAGACACAACGAACCAGAGGGATGACAAGAATTCGCAGTTGATCGCTGCCGGTATCAGGCCGGGAACCAAGGCTTACGATGACGCGCAGAATCAGATTTCTCGCCAGTACAACGATGCCAGACAGCAGGCAGTGCTTGGTTCCGGCCAAGAGGCTCAACGAGACTTTGGGATGGACACACAGCGCCGCAAGGATTCAATTGCCGAGTTGCTGATGGGCCGGCAGACCCCGCTG